GTATTAAATTTTTGTAAGTCGTTATGGAATTATTTAGTGACAGTGGAAGCATAGTTGAAAACTTCAAGGAAAGAATAAACAAACTTGTGTTTGATTATTCATTAAACCATGGAGGATTTCGAAAAACATACAAAATTCAACGTGACAGGGTTTACTACATGCTTGGTGATGCACATCATGCAAACTTATCAGGTAAATGTTTGATGCTGTATAACAGCGAGAAGGATATCTTCGAAGGGTTGGGATTTAAGGTTAAGGGTTCAAGAATCAATGTTTCAAAAACTCAGATCTTGCGCAATTATGAGATTAACTTTGAAACCATTATCGGTGTCGAACCGAATGGATTGAAGACGATTTCAACTGCGAAAGATGTTAAGAAGTTGTACGATATTTACTCTTATAAAAGTAGTCTCCATCCATTTGATGACTTTATGGCGCATTGCATCAACCGCTGGGGTATGTCCATACCGGCATCACTTGAGCGTATTATCAAAAGTGAGATAATTAAAGTAAGGAGTGGTGTTTTAAATAGAAATTCTGAGTTGTATAACTATATCCCTACAGTTGATGCAAGCTTCAGCGAGATGTCGCGCGGTCCAGCGAACGTTATACTTACTGACGGTAAACTGGTACCCGATGGCACCTGTTTTGGACCAATATTATCAAAATCGGTTGAAGATCCAAGACTTAAGAATGAATTCAGGTCGAAAGGGTTGATTATGGTTCACGATTATTTTATACTAATTGGTGAAAGTCCGGGTCCGCATTACAAGAAATACACAAAGATGACTAAAGATAATACTATATTCTGGGATCCTAGACGTACAGATCATAAGTTCAATAATGTTGTAAGTTACTTCAAGAAGGAGAACATACGCGACGTTGTTGAATATACTACTGACGCTTTAAACAGGGGTTTGAAGCCATTGGTTTTGATCGATATAAGGAAAGACAAGCCTAAGAATCTGAATACACCTGAAGGCGCTATTGAATGGGAACGAATGGTACATGATGATAATAACTTGATAATAGATATGGTTAACGCACTTGATAAGAGGGTAACTGTTTGTGCGAAACTTCGTCCAGCATTCATGCAAGTAGGCAGCATGCGTAAATTGTTGAGACCAGTGCGTATTTTGCCACTCCCGTATTTACGAAGGTCAACTGCTGAATTCAACATGTTTGTACCGAATGAGGCTTTAATGAATGGAAATGAGATCTATGACGTGACGTACGATGATCTGGTTAGGATGTCGAGTGAAGTATTTGTGCTCAAGAATATAATAGGTGGATTATACAATATGTATTTGAAAGACATGCATCTAAATTTAGGTGTAGTGAATAAGTCCGTCAGTTTATCCGATGGTTCTTCAGCAATATGGAGTCTCTCAAATATTAACAATGAACGCATATCTAATTTTAATTTCAATAACTTTCTGTATGCTGCACCTTACAGTGATTTCGCTACTTCATCTGTCAAGCGGCATTTTAAAGGTAGGAATTATAGTGATTGGTGTCTCAACATTTTGGATGAAGTTAACCTGAAAGATGGTGTATACTTAGTACCGTTGTACGCCATAGTAGGTGGTGGTCAGATCACTTCGCATGACTTTGTTAACGCCATCATAACTGATCAAGAGCAGTTAATTGATTTCACTCAATCTGAGAGGGCATTATCTACTCAAGTGGTGAAATTAGTTTCCTTCATTTTAAAGGATTCGTTTACAGCAAAAGGACTGAATTGGACTGAAATTGATAATGAAATCAGGAACCGTAGACTGAGCAGTTTAAGTGGCGTTGGCTTTACAGTGACGAAAATGCTTGACGGCAAGGTTTTGGTTGATGGAAAAGTTGTGACTGTGAGTGGTCATATGTTATATATACTACTCGGAAGCATTTTGGGTTTGCCTTATGGAATAAAGAAATACTTGAAGGAGATTGAACTGAATATATTGAAGCCAGGATCATCATATGAACGAGGTGTTGGTGGACGCGTGTGGCACGGACTGATATCGCACTATTTAGCTGTTGATTGTGTCATTGATGTAATTGATGAGTACATGGTATGTACGTATGAGGATAGGAGTAAACTTAATGTTGTGTTAAGATACGTTAAAAGTAAATTGTTAGAACTTGGTTCAAAGTATGATGTTTATTTGAGCGTAGATGAAAGGTTAGTATTGTGAAAATCCAACTGTCACTGTTGTAATTCACATAACTGTCCTGTGTGGGGATTCTCGTAACGGGTGAAGCCACGGGTGGAACCTGCAGGCCTGGAGTTATGGTGTAAGGCGTCTGGTTGTGTCTATGGAGGGAAACCATAGGGGCGCCGGGTTCGTTTTGCAGCCATAGCCAAACTGCACGAGTGGAGCCAGGGACCTATGCAAAAATAGAACTGAC